CCAAACGGCGGAGCATCAAAGACGTTCATTCGTCCAACGATCACCACGCACACAAGCGTCGCTGCACAGTCAAGCGAACTTGCTGCCGCATCCGCAACCACAATGGTCATTGCGTCAAACACAATTACCAAAACAACGTTGGCAGGACAAGTCACGCTCTCAATTCAAGACGTTGATTTTACCGATCCAGCGTCTTTGCAAATTATTCTTAACGACTTGCTCGGCGAATATCTGATCGCATCAGACAACGTCGCAGCAGACGCAATCACCGCAGGCGCATCGGCATCTGGCTCAACATGGACATTTGCCACCGCCGATCCATCAACGCTAATTGCAGCATTGTATGACGCAGCAACCGACATCTTGACCGCAACAAACTTCTTGCCAGACCATGTGTTTGTCAGCCCGAACGTATGGAAGCTTCTCGGCAATCAGTTGGACGCAGACAAGCGACCAGTATTCCCATACACCGGCGCAGCCGGACTCATGGGCGTAAACGGAATGGGCGTAGCAAACATTACCGAAAGAAGCACATTTAACCCATTTGGTTTGACTCTTGTTGCAGACAACAATTTTGCAACAAACACAATGGTCGTAGCACGCGCACAAGCCATCGAGTTCTACGAACAAGTGCGCGGCCTGATGAGCGTAGAGTTGCCATCTACTTTGGGTCGTAACTTTTCGTACGCAGGGTACGTATCCACGTTCATTGCAGACGCAGACCAAGTCAAGTCCATCATCGTCAGCCCATAATCGGAAGGTAGGCCCTAGTAATGGCCACCTATACGGTCACCAACAAATACCTCATAGACGACTACGCCGTCCTTCAACTTCTCACCCCGACGGAGTTGGAGGTCGGCCAGTCGATCACGGTCGCAGGCGTAGACGCAACATTCAACGGCACATACACAGTCCGCGCTCTTCCGCAATATCTGTTTGAGGGCGTGGACACCGAAGGCGATCTTTTATACGACGTCAACGTCCCAATCGCTAACCAAGTCCTATACGCCAAAACCGCGTCCGACGTCATTCGCACGGCAGCCACGGGAACCCTGACATCAACTCCGACATGCTCTTGGATCACGGCGACAGATATTGAGGACTGGCTTGGCATAGGAACCGCTACAGCAGCCGACGCCACGTTCCTAACCATTTGCGCCTCAAGTTCGTCGCAGTTCTGTTGGCGCCGAAGAATGGAAGCCGGCTATGTCGACTCCCTCACGACCGTTCCATCGCAAGATGTCAAACTTGGAACCATTATGTACGGCGGAGCGTTGTACCGTCAGCGCGGATCCATGGATTCTTTTGCATCCTTCCAGTCAATGGGAACCGCTCCCGTCATGGGCCTTAATGGAATGATCCGTCAATTGCTAGGCATTGATCGTCCGCAGGTGGCCTAGTGCCAGTCCCTACCTACACCGACTTATTCAACGAAGGCTACGACGACCTAGTTGCCAAACTCCAGACCGTCCCCTCTCTCCAAGTTGTAAACGATCCGCGCAACATCGTTCCGCCATGCGTGTTTGTCAACATTGACTCAATTGAAGGCTTTAACTACAACATCGCCAAATTGACCTTCACACTACAGATCGTGACACTCGGCCCCGGCAACCTAGACGCCCAAAAGTCCCTTCTCAACATGCTCGCTCAGGTCTACGCGCTCAACATTGGCATCATCTCAGGCCGCCCCACAAACGTCGACATCGGCGGATCCATGCTGCCGGCATACGAACTTACCGTCGCAACCCAAGTCCAAACGGCGTAATCCACACCTAGCGCCCAAATCTATGTCAAACTAAATCCACAACTCAAGGAGCAATCATGGCAACCACAACAATCCTCTCGAATCCATCCGTAGAAATTGGGTTGACCATTTCTACCCTAAACAACATCAGCGACCAATGCACGGCCGCCGTGTTCACCGTCGTCTCCGAGCCTTTGGAAGACACCGCCTTCGGATCCACATCGCGCACCTACACGTCGGGCCTCTTCTCAAACTCGTTGACCTTGACGATGTACAACTCATACGCAACCGACGAGACTTACCAATTAATGTCCGGCTATGTCGGCAAAAAAATCGTGGTCAAAGTTAAACCAACTTCGGCCGCCGACGGCGCAACCAACCCGGGCTTTATTTTGACAGACGGATTCATCTCCGAACTACCAGTCGTGAATGCCTCCCTCGGTGAGTTACAGGTGATAGACATCGAGATACAGGGTGGAGTTTACTCAGTAGACGTAACACCATAATCACGGCCGTCCTCGGCCCGACACAAGGAGAACCATGAAGATTAAATTGACCGTCACACGCGGCGAAGTAACCGAACAACTATCCACAAACCTCTTTGTCATAGCCGAATGGGAACGCCTAGAAAATCGCCGTGTGTCCGACGGACGCGGCATAGGCGCATCAGATCTAGCGTGTTGGGTACACACGTTGCTCACCATTAAAGGCGAGAAACTTCCAACGTCATGGCGCGAATGGTTAAAACAGAACCCAGACGTCGAGATCGCAGCGGAGGACGCAACCGATCCAAACCCTACGGACGCGGCTACCGCCGGCAACTAGCCGAACTGGTAGTCGCAACGGGATGGGCTCCGACGTTCTATGCGGAGTCGTTTGACTCACGCGACCTACAAACAATCATTAGAGTCCTTAATGACCAAAACAAAAAAGGACAAAAATGAGAGACTCAGCCGGCGGCGTTGAAGCACGGATAGAAGTGTTCGGCCTTGGCCAAGCGCTCAAGGATCTCAACAAGATTGACAAGGCTCTCCGACGTGACATCACTAAGGACTACAAAAGCGTAACGTCTGGGCTTGTTTCAGACATCCAGTCGGCCATTCCGTTGAACTATCCGCTTTCAGGATGGCAACGCCAATGGCGTCTCCGTGGAGAATACGAAGTATTCCCATGGCCAACTAGCCATTCCGTTAAGGCTTACATAAACACCAAAGCACCTAAAGAAGTTTTCGGTGGCAAAGTAAACCTATCCACGTTTGCCATTAAATGGATGGGCGCGGCCGCATCGTTTTTTGACTTTTCATCAAGTAATCGCATGGGCGCCGCACTAACAGCCAAGTACGGCGACCCGTCGCGAGTAGTGTGGAAACAGTACGAAGCAAACAAAAGCGAACTTGAGACAGAGATGGAGCGGATCGTTGCCCGCGTCGGCGATGCCTTGAGTCGCGATCTAAGCGCAAGGTAACTCATGGCCGTCATTCTTCCAATCATCAGCGAATACGATCCGAAGGGCGCTAAGAAGGCGATCGCCCAATTTAAGCAACTAGAAGGCTTCGGAGCCAAAGCAAACTTCGCTATCAAAAAGGCAGCAATTCCAGCGGCCGCAGCAATGGCCGGCTTAGGCGTAGCCCTTGCAGGCGCGACTAAAGCAGCAATGGAAGACGCAGCCGAACAAGCAAACCTTGCGCTTGTAATGGGCAACGTCACAGGCGCATCAAAAGAACAAGTCGCCGCACAAGAAGACGTCATCGCCGCAATGTCGAGGGCATCTGGCACAGCAGACAGCGAACTTCGTCCAGCATTCCAAGCGCTACTCGTCGGAACCAAAGACATTACAGAAGCAAACAAGACCCTCGCGCTTGCTCAAGACATCGCACAAGGCTCAGGGCGTGACCTAGCCACCGTCTCCGACGCACTTGCCAAAGCGTACGGCGGCAACTTTAAGGCGCTCGGACAACTTTCTCCAGAGATCAAAGCAATGATCAAAGACGGCGCAACGCTTGACGACGTCATGAATGTCCTTGGCGGAACCTTCGGAGGAGCCACGGCCGCAGCCGCAGAAACCGCCGCAGGCCGCATGAAGATCCTTGGCAACTCGATTGACGAAACCAAAGAGTCAATTGGCGCCGCACTACTCCCAGCCGTAGAAGCCATTCTCCCAGTCGTTCAGAAGTTTGCAGACTGGGCGCAAGACAACCCTGGAGCCTTTCTAGCCATTGCCGGCACCATCGCCGCTATCGCTACAGCGATTATGGCCGTCAACTTTGCAATGGCCCTCAACCCGTTCTCACTTATTGCAGCCGGCATTGCCGCGCTTGTCGTCGGACTAGCGATCGCCTACAAAAAGTTTGAGGGCTTCCGCAACCTAGTTAACAGCGTCCTTAACTTTATTATTGGCGGCTTTGAGACATTAGCCAACACATGGATCAAAGCAATTAATGCGCTTATCAAGGCATACAACGCCATACCATTTGTTGACAACGTGTCAACCATTGAATCCATCTCGCTTGGACGTATTGGCGAAGCACAAGCCGCAGTCGGATCAGGCTTTGGTCGAGAAGGCGGCATCCCAGCGATGGCTGCCGGCGGAATCGTGACAGGGCCAACTTTGGCTCTCATTGGTGAGCGCGGCCCAGAAGCCGTCATCCCATTAGACCGCTTAAGAAACCAAGGCGGACAGAACATCACCGTCAACGTCACGGGCGGCATCTCAACATCGGCAGACATCGGTCGCGCCGTCGTTAACGCCATCAAAGCGATGAACCGTGTAGACGGCCCAGCACAAATACAAGTCGCGTAATGGCAACGTCAATCGTTGAATCGGGATCCTACGATCTTCTCATTGACACAGGCTTTATCGTTGACGGCTTTACACTTGACGACACAACCAAAGGCGTCCTCAATAACACCGAATACGTCCTAAACGGAACGACGCAGTATGCATCCGTGATCGAAGGCTCCACAAACATCACCGTCACACGCGGCCGCCGCGACATCGGCGACCAATTCACCGCTGGCTCAATGACCTTCAACTTGCTCGACGGCTATGCGGGCGGAGTGTTTAATCCGTTCAATCAGGACTCGCCCTTCTTTGATAGTTCCAACGGTCAACCCGGACTAGCACCAATGCGAAACGTGATTCTTACACGCGAAGGCGAAGAACTCTTTAACGGCTACATCGTTGACTATATGTACGACTTCGCGCTCGGAGGATTAGACGTAGTCAACGTCAGTTGCGCCGACCGCTTCTATGTGCTCTCACAGACATACATGGCCGAATACAACGTCTCGGAAGAACTTGCCAACGTACGCATTGAAGCAGTCCTTGATCTTCCGGAAGTTAACGCCTTTCAGTTGCCGGGTGAACGCAACCTAGAAGTTTCTAGCGTCCTACTTGGGGGAGCAGCCGCTTACACCGTCCCCAACGGAACATCCGTGGCCGCATACATGGCCAAGATAAACGAAAGCGTCCAAGGCAGAATCTTCGTGGCACGTGACGGGACGTTTACTTTTCAAGATCGAATTGGAACGACACTTTCCGCATCCGTCGCCGACTTTCACGACAACGGAACAGCAATTCCCTACGATCAAGTAGGCATCTCATTTGAAGCAAACCAAGTCGTCAACCGAGCATCCGTAACTCATGCCGGCGGAACCCCAGAGGTAGCCGAAGACCTAGCATCCCAAGCGACCTACTTCATTCAGACTCAATCAATCTCCGACGCGCTAGTTCACAACGACGCAGCGGCTTTAGCGCTGGCAGAGTACCTACTGGTTGCCGAACCTGAGCCACGCTACACAAGCGTCTCCACGCCCTTCTCCACGCTTACAGACGCCCAGCGCGACATAGTGGCCGTCATTGAAATTGGTGACACCGTGAGTATTGAGAAGTCATTTAACACGGGGAATACCACGACTTCACTAGCCCAAGAGTTAGCCATTGAGGGCATTCAACACCAGATCGACGTATCGTCAGGCCATCGGATAACCCTGTTTACAAGTCCCACTACGCTTGTCTTCGAATTGGTGCTTGACGACCTAATTTACGGAATCACCAACTCAACGAACGTGCTCGGGTAATATAACGCTATGGCCATTACTCCTTATCCGTTCGTAGCCGGGGCAGTCCTCACCGCGTCCCAGTTGAACTCGACATTCAATGTACCAATTAACGCGCAAACCGCTTCCTATGTGCTCGTAGCATCCGACGCAGGCAAGCGCGTCCAGATGAGCAATGCCGGCGCCACAACGATCACCGTCAACACTTCGCTCTTCTCGGCTGGCGACTCACTCTTCATTCAAAACATTGGTGCTGGCACTTGCACGATTACGGCTGGCACGGCAACGGTCACGACCGCTGGCTCTTTAGCGTTGGCACAATGGGGGGGTGGCACGCTTTATTTTACTAGTGCTAGTGCTGCTATTTTTTTTAGCGGTGGCGCGCCAACATACGGGGTGGCAACAGGTGGCACAAGT